GATTTCCGCCCAGTGAGTGTCATGGAGCCGGGCTCCCTTGACGCAGTCTGCTGTTGTGTATTCCTCATAGTGGCAGTTGTATATAGCACAGTAGAAAGCGTGTTCGGCAGCCGCAAGGCCACCATGCACACTCACGTCGAGTTCACGGCCGTAACTGTACAGCACTACCCACACAGGCGTGCCAAATATAGCCACGTCAGCCTCCTCCACCGTGGCGTACCCGTCGTCGCCTATGCAGTCCTCACAACACCAGTATTGTCTGCGTGACGGACAGGCGTTGTAGGCCGTGATGGATGCACCACATACAGAGCAACCCCCAAACATGGCAAGTCCTACGGCTTGGTAGATGTCTGGTGTATAGGCACCATCGCTTTCCGGCGTCGCGCCGCGATATACGGCCAGTTCGTGTATTGTTATAGCGTTCGTGGTGGCCTCCCCTCAATTGTTAAGACGCAGTGGCATGAGCAGGTACAGTTCGTTGGCAGATCCGACAGGCTGAAAGAGAGCGGCTGTGAGGGGTGTGTTGTGCAATATCAGTATCTGGTCGGTCTGGAGTGCCGACAGGATGAGTTTCAGGTACGCCCCATTGAACGCCGCCGTGTAGCTGTCCCCAGTCGCCGTTGCAGGCACTGTCTTGTGCCCGCTCAAATCAGTTTCCGCGTTGGACGCGTTGAGTTCCATGTCGTCCTTGTAGTCGATGGTGATACGGCGGGTGATGGTGTTCGTGATAGGGAGCAGGGCGTCCACAGCACTGAGCAGGTCGAGGCGGCCAACCTTGACCATATTGGTGTTGTCAGTGGGGATGACCTGGTTGTAGTTCGGATACGTGGTGTCGGACATTTCCGCCGTTGCGGTGAGGTACCCGGGCACGCAGAGGTGCAGGTGGTCGCCGATCTTGCGGTAGTTCCAGTCGGCCTTGACGCTGCCGAGAAGTTTGATACTCCACGGGGAAAACAACACGACGGCGTCCTCCACGACGGGGATGACGTGGGCAGTTACGTCGATGCAGCACAGCCCGTGCCCGTTGGTGGCCACGACGTTGGTGTGGCCGTTGGCAGTAGCAAGGGCTACAGAACACAGAGCCGGCCGTGTGCGGTCTTTGCCAGCGTTGAACGGCAGCGCACGCTGCAGGTAGGTCACGACGGGGCGGCTGAGGGGCGTCCACGGTTCCGCGTCCTGCGTCTTGGTCTTTTCGGTCGGCCAGTCGTTCGCGTCCACGGTTGGCAGTGTGATGACGCCCCCGACGGACACCGTGCCGCCGTCTACCTCTATGCGCACGGTCTGGGTATTGCAGGCCTTGATGGCATCCGTGAGCAGTGCAAGGTGCATGCATATGTCGATGTCTGCGGGTTCGGTGGTGCCGAGCTCTACCGCCAGTTCGTTTTCCATGTTCGTGCCGACGAGTCGCACAGTGGTGCCCGTGCCTTGAATGTGAATGCTGGCCAGAATCGGCAGGACGGGACGACCAGGTACGACGGTTTTCAGCAGCGCCAGTGCCTTGACCACGTCTTTTTTGGTGAGTGTTGCGTGCATGGGATCCTCCTCTGGGGCAGTGCGTGAACACCGCCCTGTGTGTGTGTGGTGATTACTTCCGGTCGAGTGCTGCCATATCGGCGGCGTCGATAGGACCTGCATAAACGGTATGGCATGGTTCAGCCCCGATGGGTATTGCGTGCAGCACGAGCCGCACGCCCTCGATGCTCGTGTTGTCGCCTGCACTCCGCATTATTGGGCTGATGTCGTATACGTAGTTGGCCTCAAAATGGTCTGGCATGAAGTATCCCGGCGGGAATATGTACAGGTCGCCTACCCTCACGGTGCCTGTGAAGCTGCCGCCGAGCTTCAGATAAGCAATCAACTGGGTAGCGGCGTCCCACATGCCGTTGAAGCCCCGCGCCATGGAGCGGTCTATGCCATCCACGAACGCCCCGCCGTAGCGGAAGAACCTTTGCAGCATCGCCCCGAGTTGTGCCGGGCTGCCGTCACAGTGCTTTTGGAGTGAGCACAATAGTAAGCCGTCTTCGTCTTGGATATGGATTATTGCCGGTGTGGACAATGTGACCTCCTTTGGGGTGGGATACTGGCAGTCGCGCCGGTCGAGCGTTTTCAGTGCAATCTTATCAGGCATCGGTGACCTCCTCGGCTTTGGCAAGTGCCTGTTTTGCCATATTCCATACTGTTATTACTTCCGGTGTTGCCTTTGGTTTATCATATCCAGGTAATACCGGCCACAAAGAAACAAACGCCCGGCAGGCATCGACAAGCTCGTCGTGTGCATTACAGGCACGGACGATAAACTCCGCGTCCGCATTGCCTGTATAAGTCAAGGCTATGGTTTTGCCTGTCGGGTCATCAACCCCATAAATTAATGCTTGAAAATCACCCGCTGCGTTTTCTGCGTTCCACGGTGTAGGTGTGTGCTGTGTCATTACTTTCCACCTTTCTTGGTGTATCTTCCCCCTACTCCAACCCGAGTTTGAGTGCTATAATCCGGCAGTCAAAGCAGCCTTCCCGCACGCCCGTTCCGTCGTGTTTGCGATCGTGTGTGCGTTGCCGTTGCCGCGTGTCCTTGAATTGTTCCAGTGTTGTGATGCCTCCATCCATCCATCAGGTGCATCAACTCGCGCTTTGTGAGACGGGCTTTCCGATCCATGTGTGCCTCCGTTGCCTGTTTTCTGTCGGTGCTCGCCAGTGGGTAGTCTGCCCACCTGCGCCGCTTTCCTGTTTGGCGGGGATGGTCGCCCCGCCGCGTGCCTCACTTGTACACGTTGAGGCCGAACTTGATATCAGGGTGTCCGGCCACCGAAACGTTGCCTTCAGTGGTCGCCACGATGACCGTCTTGCCGCTCTTGGACTTCCCGAACGTCTTGGACAGGTCGACCGTAAGGGTGAGAATGTTGCCGGTCAGTGCTTGTACTACATTCTTTGCCATGTCTGGCCTCCGATTATTCCCGCACGGATATGCGGGGATTTATGAGGGTGTCGGCTACCAATGTACGCAGGTGGTCTACTCCTACGAGGCTGTAGCCGACGGTGACTTTCGTTCCCGCCGGTATGACGTACTCGCAGACACGCAGGTCGTCATACCCGCCCCACGGGAAGAAATTGAAGAACTTGTTTGCGTCGTAGATGCTTGTGGGGCAGTGGAATCCCGCGTTGTATGGTTGCGGCTTGCCGCCGTCGTTCCGATGTGTCTCCCGGCGTCTGGTACCCGCATCCCAGCGGTGATGTTGCGACAGGTCTATAATTGGTCCGTCATACGCCGACCCCAATTCCTTTGTTATGACGCATACTTCCCTGTCGTCGTTCTCGCCATCCACAACCTTCCACACTGTCACGGGCTTCTTTGTAGTGTAGGTGTACACCAATATGTCCAAACACACGTCTTCGCCTCCTGTAGTGATGGGGGCAGCCGCAGCCGCCGCCCCCTGTTCTCTGTACGTGCTACAACGTCAGGGGCTGCCGATAGACAAGCGGCACACCCGCCTTTATCCACGCCTTGACCTGCGTGGCGTGTGCCTTTATCCGGTTCTCGATGTGCCAGTCCACAATACTCTGTGCTTCGGCAATGGCGTACTCCATGCCATAGAACCCCCAGCATGAGTCAATCTCAGCCATGTCCATACCCTCAACCACATACCCGTACACGTCGCCGCGTAGATACTGGTCGTAAGTCTGCACTTCGCCGGTCAGGCGGTTGACGGCCTTGCCGCGTGCATCCGCGCCCGTCCCCCACTGTGCCTCTATCTCTGCCGCCGTACACCATATAAACCCCACCATCATGGTGTCGAACTCCCGGTGTCCCTGAGGCAGCGGGCAGCCGCTGAAACCCCCCACCCGCATGGTGATGCCGCCGTGGTCGTAGAGGTAGAGGGGCAGCATCACCGTTGCCTGCTCCTCGTCCCGCAGATAGGCCGCAACGGCGTCCCACCCGTCGAAATTGGCGGCGTCGATGTGGTGTTTGTCCCCCAGATCATAATGCCTGTGGAAGCACGTCATGTGTCCCACGTTATCCCACTCTCTCGGGCTTTCCGGACTGTCGTCGGGATAGATTTTGATGGTGTGACCCTTGTACTCGGTCGTCTGAATCGGCTCCATTGTAGCCCCCCGCTTGGTTTACCCTGCCAGTAGTTTACGCTGCCGTGCCAGTTCAAGCCGTGCCCTGTGCTTCGGGCATGCCGTGTATCGTGCGTCCAGTGTGCGGTTGAACGCAATGTCGTGCTCGAACACCGTAAGGCCCGCGACGGCGCACGGTGACAACACCGCCGTGGAGTATGGCCGTTTGACACAGCCGCAGGCGTGGACGGTTAACCCGTTCGTGTATGTGCGCGTTTCGCGTGTCATGTCTGTCATGCCTCCCTGTATAGATACGTGTCCCCCGCAAATTCGACGGGGCTGTAATCACACCGCCAGTTTTAAGGCCTTCATAGTCTCGGGTATTATTACCGTCTCGATGTGCTTGTTAATCAGGGCTGCCATTTTGGGCTTCAACTCGTCTGAAGCTCGGCCTTCGGAGGCACAATGGCCGCCGTATTGGAATGCTTCGGCGGCATCACGATAGATATAGAATTGCTTGTATAAGTCTTTGATTCTCCACCATTCATTGGGTGTGAATTGTGGAAAGTCGAGGAATAACGATAAATCTTCCCATACTGAAGCGCCATTGTTTATTACTGTTGCTGTCTCCGGGGAATATCCCTTATACCACGGAGAGACGAAGTTGCCCAATGAGTGCCCACGCACATCGACGGTATCAAGGAAGCAACCGCCGAAGTGGGTGTGCATATCGACCGTTTCAATGTATCCCCCTCCCCAATACCACCCACAATCCCACTTAAAGCCGGTGAGATATACGTTTATGTTGGAGCCATCCTTCAGTTTCCCAAGGTAAACTTTAAACGGGAAGTACTGTTTTTCCGGTTTGTAGTTTTGGTCTGTGTGCATTTCCAATCTCCCTGTTTTTGGTTGGTATTGTGCGGTCTTGCCACGGGGCACACTCCCCCCGCTGTCCCGCTTTCCTGTTTGGCAGGACTGTACAGCCCTGCCCGTTGTGGCTACCCCTCCGCCGTTTCTGCCTCCGCTGGGGCTTCGTGAAGCCCGATAGCCCGCGCCGATTGCTGGTCAATGAAGGCTACACGCGACCTCAATATGTCCGCCACCTGCTTTGGGGGCTGAAATATCTGCTTGACTGCCTCGTCTCGAATCACCCATTGACGCCCTGTACGGTGTGGATTGTCGCCGCTTTCGCCGTTGCGTACCTCAATAAGCATAACACCCTGCCGCATAAGTGCCTTGCATGCGTCGCAAGGCTCATAATTATACACCGCCTCACGGGGTAAGGTGTTATGTAAATGCCTATCCAGCATCACACCCATCGGCTCACCACAGTAAAAGCACTGCATCATGCCGACATGTGACTTTTCGCCGTTGCCGTTCACATTGTGCCCCTTTCCAATAATGATGCTTCCTGTACCTGTGCAGGCTCGCCACGTGCCGCGACACTCGCCGCGCCCGCTGCCTGCCTTTCCTGTGTGCCGGGGATGTGCCCCGGCTCCCTGTTGCCTGTCGGTTGTCTGGTTTTCCGGCTCGTCCGGTTGGGCGTTTCCGCCCGTGCCACTGTGCCGACTATTCGCCTGTCACTTGCCGCCGCGCTGAGGTACGCCGCCCCGCTCACTCCCGCGCTGCCGTTGCCTGTCCTCCCTTCCCTGTCCTGTGGTGTGGTGTCTGTCCGTCTGTCTGTCTATATAATAGCCCCCACAGACCCCCTTGTCAAGTACCAAAATAGGCTATTGTTTGTTCACTGTGTGCGGGCTGCCGAATGGCCGCCGACGCCCGCCGCTGTTGCGTTTGTGGTCGCCGTACACGGTACACTGTACACGGTACACTGTACACTGTACACTGTACACTGTACACTGTACACTGTACGCTGAGGCCGCCCGCCGCACTCCGCGCGCCTGCCCAAGATTCCGCTTGACTTATCGCCCGCCCCGTTGTACATTGCCGCCATTGTAGCATAGTGTACTGTCATTGTGGCACACTGCCATATTGACGCCCACACCTGACAAGGCCGCATGATGCCCGACTCCGCTACAAGTTACCGCTTGACAGGCGAACCCGTCCCAGACCTCACTGTGGCGGAGCGCGCCTTCATATCTGCACTTGTGGCGGGAAGATCTGCGAGTGAGGCGTACCGCGAGGCCTTCAGCACTAACAGCACACGCAGCGGGGTAAGAACTGCCGCGTCAAGGCTGCGACGGAGGCCAGACGTTGTCCGCGCCGTCGAACTGGCACGGGACGCGAGTGCCGCCGCACGCCTGAAGGCCGTGGAGGACGCCCGCACAGAGGCCGCCGAAGCTGTCACTGACGACCTGATTCTGACCGGGATGCTTGTCGAAGCCCGCCGGACTGGCAAGGGGAGCAGCCATGCCGCACGTGTTCAGGCATGGGCACACCTCGGCCGCTACCGTGGATTATGGCAAGACAATGTAAACCTTCAGACCCCGCAGCTTGCCGCCATGATGCGAGCAGCGGAAGCCCGCCGCCGCGAACATGACGCCCGCCCCGACACCCTGACCCCGCTCCCTGATACCTTGCCCCAGACACCCGATAATGTACGCACGCCCGCGCTTACGCCTGCGCACGTATACGCACGCGAGGACGCCGATGCCTGACTTGAGTTTACATAAGAAAGCTTATGCGCGTAGTCGCCGCTTGCCGCTGCCTGTGACCGCGCCCGCCTGCCTGGACACGCGCCGCTGCGCCTGGTACTGTGTGCCCGCACCTACCTGCCCGACCACAACCACAACCGCCTGCACGCCCGCCCCAGCACACGCGCCCGCACCCCCAACGCCGCCCTCGCCCATATACACTAAGCTCTCCGCGCAGTTCCGTGTGTGTATAAGTCGGTCTGCCACAGTTTTGGCGGCAGGCCTTATTGGTTGGGCGTTTGCGGGATGCGACGTGCGGAGAATGGAGGAGCCACACACCGTACACTGTACACTGTACACTGTACTCTGTACACTGTTCCCTGTCCCCCGCCCACTCTGGGGGCGTCCATGATCCGGCGCCAGTTTGACATTTACGCCCCTGCCCCGTTGCGTGACAAGTACGTGGCGGAAGTACTGACCCACTACGGCATTGTCTACCCCACATGCCTGAGTGCCGACGGTGGTGCGCGGTCGGCGTTGCGGCTGGGGCGTCATGCCGTCACTGATGCCAGATTTCGCATCACCATAACGGTGGACGCGGTTGTGGACGTAGACGCCGTTCTGGACGGCGATAACACTGTGCCTGTTGGCGTGGAGTCGCTATGAACCTTGACCCTGCAACCACCACCGTTACCACGCTCAGGGAGCGCGTTGCTTGGGAGCAGGCGCTGTTTGAGCGCATATACAGCTACCGGGCGGATCCGCTTGGGTATGTGAAGTATGTGTTTCCGTGGGGCGTGGCGGGAACGTTGCTGGCTGACGAGAGCGGACCCGACACGTGGCAGGTGGACGTGCTTAACGAAATCCGGGACAAGTACGGACACGGCGACTGTGACCCGCTGCGGATCGCGATAGCGTCGGGGCACGGTATTGGTAAGGGCGCGTTGGTGGCGTGGGTGATACACTGGTTCATGGCAGTGCATGAAATGCCGCAGGGTGTGGTCACGGCTGGCACGAAGAATCAGTTGCAGACCAAGACGTGGCGCGAACTGGCGAAGTGGAACAATCTGGCCGTGAACGGGCACTGGTTTAAGTGGTCGGCTGAGCGGTTTGCACTGGCGGACCCGTCGGCGTCAACGACGTGGTTTACGGCGTGTATCCCGTGGCGGAAGGAAAAGCCTGAGGCATTCCAGGGCACGCACGAGCGCTACGTGTTGATCGTGTTCGACGAGGCCAGTGCTATTGACGACGGGATATGGGTGGCGGCGAGCGGGTCGGTGTTCTCTGCCGGGTCATTGTGGTTGGCGCTTGGCAACCCGACACGCGGCAAGGGAGCGTTCCGCGAGTGTTTTGGCCGCGACCGCAACCGCTGGGTGAATCATCAGATTGACGCGCGCACTACGAAGCGTGCCAACAAGGCCGAACTGGACAAGGTCGTGGAGGCGTACGGCGAGGACAGTGATTATGCGAGGGTGCGGGTGAAAGGGCTGTTTCCGCGCGTCGACAGTACGCAGTTGATTGACCCCGCCATTGTAGAGGCCGCCATGGCGCGTGGCTATGACTATAGCGTGTACAGGTATCATCCGCTGGTAATTGGTGTGGACGTTGCCAGGTTCGGCGACGACCAGAGCGTGATAACAGCACGGCAGGGGTTGCAGGTGCATGCCGTACGCCGGTATAGGGAACTGGATACGGTGCAGGTAGCGGCAAGGGCAGCCGAAATGGAAGACGAATACCGCAATCTGGCGCCCACGAGCGTGCATCTTGTTGACACTGTGGGTGTGGGTGCGGGTGTTGTGGACAGGCTGGCGACACTTGGGCGCCCGGTCATAGGTGTGAATGGCGGTGACAAACCCGCACTGCCGACCAAGTACTACAACAAGCGCGCGGAAATGTGGTGCGGGATGAAGGACTGGATCGTGGCGGGGGGCGCACTGCCGTGGGACGTGGAATTGCTGAATGACCTGACTGGTCCTATGTACGGATTCGACGCGAAAGAGCGGGTGCAGCTTGAACGCAAAGAGGACATGAAGGCCAGGGGTCTGGCGTCACCTGACAGTGGTGATTCGCTGGCATTGACGTTTGCCGTGCCAAACATTGCGGTGCATGGCGGGCCGACAGCCACGCTTGACGATGTGGACGAGGGGGTAGGCATGCCAATGTCCGGATTTGGCGGTAGCGGACGAGGCATAACAGGGTATTGACGGGGGCGGTTATGGCGGCAAGGACAGTGTATAGGGGTGATGGTACGGCGGTGCTTGACGATAGACCGGATGCCATGGTGGAAGCACAGGTGGGGGGAAGTCAGACACCAACAGCTGCTGGCGTGCGCCCGGACGTCATGGACGAGCTTGGCGTGGCCGAGCCCGTGCGTGAATCCATGCCGGCCGCCGCGGACACACATGATTCTTCCCCCGACATTGACGCCAAAGCCGATGCCGCACGTGCCGCGCTCGACGCCCTCATTGAGAGCAGCAATATCGCGGATGGCATGGACAGCCAGAAGCTCCTGAACATAGGCCAGCGGGTTATTGACGGGTATGAAGTTGATGTACGCAGCCGCGAGGACTGGAAGCGCAACGCAGACAACTGGATGGAACTGGCGCGCATGGTGAGCGGGCAGAAGACATACCCGTGGCCGGGCGCGGCCAACATCAAGTACCCCATCATTGCACAGTCGTCGGTGCAGTTTGCCGCGAGAGCATACCCGGCACTGGTGCCTGATCGCTACCCGGTCAAGTCCCGCGTGGTGGGGGAGGACGCGGATGGTGGCAAGGCGTCGCGGGCGCAGCGCGTGAGTGAGTTCATGAGCTGGCAAGTGACGGAAGGCATGCCTGACTGGGAGTCTGACACTGATCGGTTACTGGCATATCTGGCCGTAGTGGGTATGGCCTACCGCAAGACCTACCCGGACGTGACCGCCGGGCGCATGGTGTCGGAGTTCTGTCTGGCAGATGACGTGGTGTGGAATTACTGGGCGCCGAGCCTTGAACGTGCACCTCGCATCACCCATGTCCTGCAGATGTATCCGAACGAGATACGCGAGGCAGTGTTGTCTGGTGAGTTCCTTGACGTGGATCTGGGGCAGGCCGTGGCCAGCCAGCACTTTGAGGACAGGACACTGGACAACGACGATGACGCGCCCCACACGTTCCTTGAGCAGCACAGGTGGCTGGACATGGACGAGGATGGCTACCAGGAACCATATGTTGTGACCGTGCATGAAGCAACCCGCACCGTGGTCAGGATAGCGGCACGGTTCGCGTCCGGTGACGTGGAAATGGACGGTGACAAGGTAGTGAAGATTGAACCCATACACTACTTCACCCTGTACGGCTTCATCCCTTCGTTTGACGGCAGCGCTTATTACATAGGCTTCGGCGAACTGCTTGGGGCGGGCAACGAAGTGGTGAACAGCACCATAAACCAGTTACTCGATGCAGGCACCAACGCCAACACGGGCGGCGGCCTGATAAGTTCGGCGCTGGTGAGTGGCAGAGGCGGAGGGATCAACAACAGTGTGAGGTTTCAGCCGGGCGAATACAAGGTCGTATCGCACTCTGTCGATGACATTCGCAAGGGTGTGTGGGACCGCGAAGTGAAATCCCCGAGCACGGTGACGTACAGTCTACTGACATTCATCACAGAGTCGCTGCAGAAACTGTCGTCAGTAGCGGATATTCTCATGGGCAGTCAGCCGGTGGCGAACGTGCCTGCCACGACGTCCATGGCGTCGATAGAGCAGGCGCTGAAATTGTTCACGGCAATCTACCTGCGCATTCACAGGTCGCTTGGGTCGGAGTTCAAGAAACTGTTCCGGCTCGACAGTATATACCTGCCTGACAGGGTGTATTTCAACGTGCTTGACAGGCAGGGGCAACAACTGGTGGCCAGGGACGACTTTAACGCCGAGGACTGCGACGTGGTGCCGGCGAGCAACCCGAACGACGTGACGGATACCATGCGCTTGTTGACTGCACAGGCGTTGCTGGATGTGCGCGGCCTCGGCCTGAATGACAATGAGATTGTGATGCGGTACCTGCAGGCGCTGCACGTGCCGGATGTGGACAAACTGTTGGCGAAAGAGGATCAGCAGGAGCAGCCCGATGCTGCAACCCAGATACGGATGCGGGAGTTGGCGATAGAGGAACGGCGTTTGGCGCTTGAGGAACGGCGTTTGGCGATAGAGGAACGCAAATCCGTCGCGGAAATGGAGAAACTGCGTGCGGACGCGATAAAGTCGGTCGCGTCGGCAGAGAAGGAGGAGGCAGGTAGCCAGATAGAGGCGTACACTGCACAGGTGAACGCGCTTGCGGAAGCGGAGAAGGCCGACGTGGAGCGTGAAAAGGCGAGGGCACAGGCGGCGGGGAATACGCAGCCATCGGGTGCGGAACAACAGACAGGCCGTGAGCGGCCGGAGGAGGGCGAATGATAGCAGGACTTGATAGTGAGTTGTGGGTGGAATGGGGTGCGCATCCCTGTACAAGGGCGTTCATACAGCATGTGGACACCGCCGTTTCCCGAGAAGCGCAGGAAACAGGCGGAGGTCGTGCGCTGAACACCGAATCGCTTGAAAGCACAGCATTGGCATACGCGAGGGCTGTAGGGTATACCCTAGGCTGCCAGAGCGTACTCAACGAAATTGAACGGATTGTGGACCGCGAAAGTACTGTGGGGGACAAACAGTGAACATAAAACCGAGTGGTCAGTTGGTGTTGGTGCGGGTGGACAAGGCGCCCGAAAAGTCGTCCGGCGGCATAGTGTTGCCCCAGGATGTGCGCGAGCGCGATGCGCGTACATCAGTGAGAGGCACGCTCGCAGCTGTGGGGCCGAAGGCATGGCAGAATCCAGTCGACGAGGGGGTGCCGCGTGCCCAGGTCGGCGACACAGTGCTGTTTGCGAAATACGCAGGCGTGGAGGTAGATGCGGATAGTGCCGACGTGTTCTACCGCCTTATGACCGACGAGGATATACTGGGAACCGACAATCAGACGGAGTGAGCAGACATGGGTGACGAAGACAGACAGGTTGCAGAAGGCGTGCAAGGGGATGCGGCAACAGCAATGGCTGATGCCACTACCGACAACGCGCAGGTTGCAGGCGACGAGGCTGTGCAGGGAGCAGTGAACTCTGCCATTGAGGACATTGCGCGTACGATGGGGTGGGACCCCGACCACGAGGGCGGCAAGAAGGTTGATGCCAAGACGTTCATACTCAACGCGGATGCCATAACAAGGCAACAGCACCGCACTATCGACAAGCTGCAGAAAGCCGTGGACAGTGTGCGCGCCGACAGCAAGCGCATACTGGAGTTCCAGGCAGAGCAGACGCGGCAACAGGTGGGCGAGTTGCGCAAGCAGCTGGAAGAACGCCGCCGCACTGCCATACTTGAGGCTGACGTGGACGCTGTCGAGGGTATTGACAAGGAAATCAATGAACTTCCTGACGTGCCGGAAGTCAAAAGTAATGAGGGGGGAGTGCAGTACGACCCCGCGTATGTGGCGTTTGAGGAACGCAACCCGTGGTATGGTGATGACAAGCGCCTGACTGCGCTGGCCGACACGTTCGCCGACCTCCACGCCAACCTGCCGGTACCTGAAATGATCAAGGAAGTGGAGCGTGAAATGAGGCCGTTCCTGAGCGGCACGTCTGGTGCAGATTCCCAGACCAGCGAGCCGGACGAGGATGAACCACAGGACAAGGACGGAGGGCGTGTACAGCGTGCGGCTACGCGCCATGTCAGGCCTGCCGGCGGTAGCAACCCGGTAGCTCGTGGTGGCGGCCCCAAAGGCCATACATCCACCACGCACCACACACTTTCCGAACTGCCGTGGGAAATGCAGAGAATCGTGAAGCGCGGGGTGGCGGACGGCTCATTCAAGAGTGAACAGGAATTTGTCGATGCCATATTCGCACAGCAGACGACACTTTGACGGAGGACTACGACGATGGAAGATACACGGACAGTTGACCAGATAACCGATCCTGACGACATGAATGTCGGACAGGACACACAAGACGCGCAAGATGGCGCAGATGCAGTAGACAGGCAGGCCGCAGACCCGCGTGCTGCCGACAAGAACGCACGTAAGGCTGCATACATGGCCGCAAAGCGCAGAGCAGCGGCTATACGCAATCAGCGGGGGCGCAACCCGATCGGCGTGAGGTCGAAGTTGGAATTTCCCGGCAGACCTGGCTTTGTCCGGCGGGTATTCAATGACGACGAAGGGCGGATCAGAGACGCGGAAACGCGCGGATGGACGCCTGTCAAGGAAGCTGACCTGATCGGCGGGGATGTGGACGGGGCGGCCGCAAAGCAAATCGGCGCCACCGTACGGCGTCCCGTAGGCGGAGGCACGCACGGCGTGCTCATGGAGATACCGGAGGAAATATACAACGAAGACCAGACGGCAAAGCAGCAAAAAGTGGCAGATGTGGAAAAGGTACAACTCAATCAAGGCAACAAGCCCGGATTCTACGGCGATATTGTGGTGGAGAGGTCACAGTAGGATCCCGTGCATTGCCATAGGAAGGACATGTTGGTATGGCAAATACATCAAGAATCAACGGATTCACGCCCGTTATGACGCTGCAGGGCAACCCGTACACCGGTCAGGGCGTGCTGTGCTATAAGGCGGCAGGCACCACGGTGACGAATGATCTGGGTGTTGGCGACCCCGTGGTGCTGTCCGGCTCCGGAGACGCATACGGCGTGCCGGGTGTCAGCAAGGCCACGGCAGGCGACACAAACGCCATCGTGGGTGTCATACAGGGCGTCAAGTTCGACCCCGACAATCCCACCCGGGCTACGTGGATCGACGGAGCAGACGCGGGGTATGTGTACGTGTGCATGGACCCCTACGTCATTTACGAGGCACAGGCAGACGGCGTACTGACATACACCGACATTGGCTACAACGCCAATTTCGTGCAGACGCAGGCGCTGGATCGTGACAGTGGCAAGAGTGGCATTGAGGTGGACGCGACAATCGCAACCACGTACACCTTCCAGTTCAAGCTCATCGGATTCCCCCAGAGGTCAGACAACGCGATCAACTCGACGTACAACAGGGTGCTGGTGATCATCAACAACCACCAGCTCAAGTGCATAGGCGGCACCACCGGCGTGTAAGTACGGCGTTGCCGTTCTGTCGACACTGTTCTACCACAATGCAATCACAATATTCTACTATAAGGGGTGAATCGCATGGCTGTTATATCTCCGCAACATTTCTCGTACGCGCTGACACCGCTGGTGACAAAGTGGTACCAGACTGCATACGACGAGTTCAAACCGGAATACACGCAGATCTTCGCCGTCGAACCCTCGGGGAGGGCGTTCGAGGAGGAAGTCGGCATCGTGGGAACGGGGTATGCCTCCGAAATCGCATCCGGCGCAAGTGTGCCGTACGACTCGATGGAACAGGGCTACATGAAGCGGTATACGCACGTCAAGTATGGCCTCGGCATCATCATACAGCGTGAGCTGGTGGATGACGACCTGTACGACGTGGTGGGCAAGCAGCGCGCCAAGAGTCTGGCATTCTCGATACGGCAGACGAAAGAGGTGTTGGGTGCCAACATCCTGAACCGTGCGTTCAATTCGAGCTACACAGGCGCCGATGGCAAGGAAATGTGCGCGACCGACCACCCGAATAAGAGTGGCGGGACGTGGCGGAACGAGCTATCGACGGCTGCCGACCTGAGCGAATACGCGATTGAACAGGCCTGTATCGACATCGCGGGATTCACGACGGATCGCGGCCTTCGGATTCAGGTGTTGCCGGTGCGTCTCGTGATCTCGCCGAGCGACATGTTCAATGCCGTCCGCATCCTCAAATCCATTGAGCGTTCCAACTCGGCGAACAACGACATCAACGCGCTCCGCACGATGGGGGTTATCCCTGAAATCACACAGAACCACTATCTCACTGACACAGATGCGTGGTTCATCCAGACCAACGTGCGCGATGGATTGAAGTACAAGGAACGGCGCAAGGACGATTTCAGCCAGGATGCCGACTTCGACACCGAAAACGCGAAGTACAAAGCGGTGTTCAGGGGCGCATTCGGCTGTACTGACCCGCGTTGCATATTCGGATCGCCCGGAGCCTAACGCGATGTGGGGCGTGTAGTGGCAGTGGGTTGCCTGCACGCCCCTCACACATCCCAAGGGGGTGGTCGGATATGCCGTACAAGGTCGAAGGCAAGGCCGTCATGCACAAGAAAGGCGGCAAGTGGAAGGTCAAGCAGAGGTGCAGGTCGCATATGGCCGCACTGTCTGCCGTGAACCTTCTGCGCGGTGTGGAGCACGGCTGGAAGCCGTCGGGACGCAGACGCACACAATAACGTGACAATACAAGAAAGGCGGTAATACATGCCTCTTACAAACTTCCCTGGGGGTATAACCTCGATGGGAGCCCCTGTTGTGGGAGGGCTGGGTGTCGGGAACGTGTACTTTGTCATAAAGACGGCAGAGGCGTTCTACGGTGAGTTTGACAGGGAACGCAACACAACGTATGCGGACGGCTCGCGTTCCATACACACCACGATACAGTCGGCGCTCGACGCCACCGTGGAGTGCCGCAACGACTACGTGATCGTGTTCCCCAGCGATTCTGACTACGACCTGACCGCAGCCCTCACCATGTCGAAGAAATCCGTACACCTTGTCTGCCCAGCGGGATTTGGCTACGAGCGTGGCGCGACGAATGCGTGCCGGATTGAGCAGACCACGGCGTCCACCGCCATCATTGCAGTATCTGACTCTGCTGTGGAGATTGCCGGGTTCTACCTCAAGCCGTATATCGGCCAGTCTCACATCACACTGGCAGCAACGTCGTATGGCCTGAACATACACCACAACACGCTGGTGTTAAAGTGGACGACCAGCAACTCTGCGGCCATTGCAGGGACTGACGACGCAGGGGCGTGGGGCAGCATCGAACGCAACTGGTTTGTGTCGCAAGCTGGCAACGCTCAGACCTGCGCGGCTGTGGTGTCTATCGGAGCCAGTGCTACCGGTGCCAGAGTATGCCACAACGAACTCACCATCGGCGACGGCAACACAGCGACTGTTGGCATCCAGAACCTCGCGGTCAAGGGTGTCACCAGTTTCAACATCTTCTCGCAGTCTGGCGGATCCGGCGTGTCGGATGGGGGCACCATCACGAAATGTATTCAGGTACATGCATCCGGCGCCGCGATCGGTAACGTCGGCGCAGTGTCCACAGGCAAGATGCTCACCGGCGGCACCACACTCAACTCGTACGCCGAGAACTACGGTGGATACATTGCCAACGTCGGCACCACCAACGGGTCTGTCGAGGCGTGAGTATGCAGAAGTACTATCTGAAACTGGACTGTCCGCGCTGCGGCGGGGCGGGTGAATACGTACACGCTGGCGAGGAAGGTGACGTGATGTTGCCCTGCGAGGCGTGCGATGGCAAAGGCGTGTTCGTTGTTGGCACTGTCGACGGCGTGGAGGACATACGGTGGATCAAGAAGCACCTGAAGAAGATCATGACCGAGCTCGGCATCGCGTACGACGACGAGTGAGGCAGCACAGACAGGAGGTGTGTAGCGTGAATAAAAATCCGAAGAAGGACAAGGGTGCGGTAGCAACGGTGCCTGACGTGAAGGTGGCAGAAACGCCCGTGGTGCCTGCCCAGGACGAGGGCGTCGAACGCTCTACGCAACTTCAGCATTGGGCTGATATGGAAGCCCTCGGCAAGATATAAGGGGTGTGGCATGGCGGTGTATGTGTACAGGTGTGGCAAGCATGGAGTGCACGAGGTGGTGCAGGGCATGGATGATGCACACAGAGCACTGTGCCCGGCATGCGGATCCCCCATGCAGCGTGTGTTCACGGCACCTGCTGTGAAGTGTGGCAGTGCCAAGATGGGCAACACGCGGGAAGAACTGTTCGACAACCTCGCCAAAGAAGGGTTTGCTGGCAAGGACTGGCGGCAGGCCGACCCTGTGTACAAGGCAGCCAAAGGCATCCCTGATTCCGCATAGTGATTTCCAGAAGGCGGTGAGCCGACTGGGTTGAGAGGAAGCCCTGTTGCGGGGCGGCTATGGCTGCCCCCGACAAGGCAGCGAAGTGTGAGCAGGGTGAGGTGGCAGTCACCCAGGATCGAGGATAGGATGAAATATACTACGTTGTGGGCAGTGCTGGCAACGGTGCTTGTGTTGGGTCCTGCCGTGGCGTTGTTTGACGGACTGCCGCAGGACGCTGATGCCGCAGTGCTGCTTAAAGCACAAACAGTGAAGGAATATGTGGGATTGTCATCTGACACAAAGCCTACACTGGCAGCACGTGATGCAGGCGCTACGTTCACCGAGTCCGACAAGGCGCGCGTGTATCTGTGGAGTGGTTCTGCATGGGGACTGTTCGGGTCCCCGCATACAACTGCGGGGCCTGACACGCTCACGGCGGCTGGGTCGACGAATGCGATATATGCGGGCGGATACTATGGCTATACCACGCTTGTCGATGTTGCGGATGTAAACACCAACATTATCGTGTACGTAGAGGGTAAGTTGGAAGACACTGGATGGTGCTCACTGCCGGCTGTCGGGGATTCCACTACAGTGAGCACAAACGGGTCTTTTGGATGGTTTGGCACTGCTATAGTGGACTCCCTGCGCTTTACCGTGAGTGCTGGTTCAGGCGATACTGCGTTTTCCGCCATCATACGGTGGCTACTCGGCGGCCAGTGACAGGACTCGTGACAGGAGGTAGTATGCGACCAAAGTGTATATACATAGCCCCGGCAGTCGCAGATCGCGATGGTGTGTGCAAGGCGCAGTCAGCGGCAGGTGCGGGTAGCTTGACAATAAACGGGGCACTGGCGACAGGCGGCGTGGCTACACTGGCAACGCCCAGGCACGTGTCAGTGTACGCAGCTGGTGACAACTCCGGCGTGACATTCACCGTGACGGGTACAGACAGGATGGGGGATGCACTCACAGAGTCCATCACAGGGCCGAATGCCACGACGGTGAAGGGGGAAAAGAACTTCGCCACAGTGACTACAGTGGCGGTTGACGCCGCTACTACCGGGAACGTCGAGGTTGGGTCGGCTGACGAGTTCGAGACACAGTGGGTGCCCGTCGACGTGTATCAGTCGCCGCCGTCCTATAGTGTGTACAGATCGTCGGGTGCCAGCATGACGCATAACGTGCAGTACACGCTCGATGCTATCTTGACCACCAACGAGCACAGCGTGGAGGTGGCCAGTGTGGGCGAGGCGAACGCGGACCAAGTGGGCACGTTCAACGAACAGGCCATAACGGCCGTGAGGCTGGCGGTTACGGCGTTTGCGAGCGGCACCGCGAATTTCAGGGTGGTGCAGAGTACGTAGGGAGTGTGACGTGGCTAAAGGCAAGTATGGCGTGCCGAAGGATGGCGACTACCCGGTAATCTGCGATATGTGCGGATTCCGGCGCTGGGCGAGTGAGTGCAGGCTGAATTACAAGGGCGAACTTGTGTGTGCCGATACGTGCTGGGAGCCGCAACACCCCCGTGAGACACAGCGTTTTGTGCGGTCAAGGCCGGTGGTGAGGATACGCAGGCCGGAACCAACAGACAGATTCTTGGAGTATGGCGAGATAACGGCGGATGATCTGTGAGGTAGGGCATGGCGTACAGCGGGTCGTATGACTACAGTGTGACGCGGGACGACATTATCAAAGGGGCACTACGGACGATAGGCATTATAAAGCGTGGTACCGTGCCCCCCACCGTGGACGTCACCGACGTAGCGCAGGCACTCAACCTCATGATCAAGGCGTGGCAGGCCGAGGGTATTGGCCTGTGGCTGAACAAGATGGTAACGGTGTTCTTGCAGGATGCCACGCAGGCGTATGACATGAGTGCGGCGTCTGGCCACCACACTACGTCGTATGTGGCGACAACGTTGGACGCGGATGCGGAAAGTGGCGACCTTACCATTGAGGTAGCGTCTGCGACAGGCATTGCGTCGGCATATTACATTGCAGTTATGCTGGACGACGGGACGTTGCAGTGGACTACGGTGAACGGGGCGCCGTCCGACACCACGGTGACGCTCGCGGCGGCATTGACGGATGACGCCAGTAGTGGCAACGCCGTGTTCTGTTACCAGACAAAAGCGCAGAAGCCCATGCAGATATTGGGGGCGTGGCTACGGGATTCCAGCGGGTTTGACTTGCCGCTGCAGATTGTCGGGCGTGACGAGTACGAGGATATTGGGGACAAGGACAGCGAGGGGGCGGTGTCGAAGGTGTACTATGACCCGCAACTCACTACAGGCAAGCTATACATCTGGCCGTCGCCGGATGATGCGGCATCTGTGGTGCGGCTTCTGGCAAAGTACCCCGCACAGGACCTCGACGCAGCCACCGATACTCCGGACTTCCCCATAGAGTGGGCGGAGGCGTTGAAGTTCAATCTGGCGCTGCGGATCGCGCCGGAGTTTATGGATGATGTGGCAGAGGACAGAATGAAGTATATTGTGGCATTGGCAGAAAACAGTCTCAAGTCGGCGATGCGGTTTGATGCGGAACTCGGGACATCAGTGTACATGACGCCGGATTGCACGGCGCGTTGAGGAGGTGTGCGTATGCCTGTCTATGAATATCCTATACGCGAGGAGATAGTTGGCAAGAAGAAGCGTACAACGATAGCCGTGCGTGATACGGAGAAACCAGGGGTGACAGTCAGGGTGGTAGAGCATGTTGTTGACTCCGACACAGAACCGAAGATAAAAGAAACGTATTATCCAAACGAAATAGTCGAGCATAGGCTGGTAAATGGCGAGGAGTCATACCACCTGACAGGAGGTCTGTAATATGGCGTGGCCTACTATTGACAGTGATGCCTTGCTTACCACCGAGGTCAGAACGCTACTCGGTGAACCTGTCGCACGGCGTGTGTCTGACGCCGAGATTGTACGCTGGATTAACAAGGCCGTCACCGTAATCACACAACGCAATCTTGCGTCAGGCACTACTTCCAGTGTGGCACTCACGACAAACCAGGTAGAATACACGGCTGCGACACTGGGCATGACTGATTGCATCTTCGTACGAGGTGTGGTCTATAACGGAGCAGTTATATCGACGCCTGAAATAATGGGTTCTGGGGCAAAAGCTCTGTTGAAGATGCACCCGCGACACTTTTCAAACATCAGGGCGTCTACAGCTGGGACACCCCAAGAGTGGTTGTGGTTTGACGATGTACTGTATATCTGGCCACTTCCGTCAGTGACTGCCACGTATGGCATAACGGTGTTTTATTACCGTACTATACCGGACATATCCACAGCCAATGTCTTCGACAACTACATTCAGATGCACTACCAGCCGTATTTGATATGGTACGCTTACGCCTGTGCTCTTATGAAGATGGGCAAGCACGAGCAGGCTGTGCAGTACATGTCGTACTTCGACAATTTCCTTGCATTCCACCGAGACAACGACAACCTTGATGTTGGCGTTGATAGCGCTGACATGATGAACCTTCCTGACAGGGTGGAGTTCGTCGGTTGATGAAAGGGCGTTAATATGGCAACTACTGCTTATGCTGAATTTGACATCGTACAGATGATCCGGGATGAAATAAATGAGCCCGTGGCGCGTGTGTTTTCCAGCGGCACTGAGTCGGGAGCGTCAACTACGGACTTGGAAAGGTTCATCGACCTTGGGGCGCGTGCGTGTTTTGCTCTGGCACTCGGCAATCAAGCAGAACAGGCAAACATAACGCTCGTGGAGAACACGTCTGGTTATGCACTGTCCACGACGTTCTGCCACATTGAGTCCGTAGAGTGTATAACCTCCGCTACAGGTGTTGTGTACGGATTGCAACGAGCGAATATGCAGGTGCTGGGCAACTCCGTCGCAAACACAGCTGGCAGGCCGGCCTACTATTTCGTGCATCCGTCAAATACCGTGTTGAAAGTGTGGGTGTTTCCCGTGCCGTCGTCTGCCGTTGCGGCTTCTGACACCATGTCTGTCAAGGGATACAGCGTCAGTACGTCGTTTGGGGCTGGTACCACCGAGCCGCTAAACCTTCCTTACGGACTGCGCCTGACCCCGCTGTATTATGCGCTGTCCTGTGTGTACGCCCGTCTCGGCAAGCACCGACTGTCGGCTCTGAACATGCAGAAGTTCATAATGGACTGCAATCGGTGGAGGACAGACGTTATCGGGGCTGTGCGTAACGTAGATTCCTACGACCTTGCCCGCATCCCGGACGTCGTAGTCACGCGGCAATAAACCTGTCAGGAGGCACGCATGACCCTCAAGCGGCATGTCAAGCAGCCTGACAAGAAACTGACAGTGACGCGGCCCGACCCGCGATTGTCGGCTGATGTGGTAACGGCAAGGGGTGAGTACACAGCGGCCGATGGCGGCAGGGCAGAACACGCGACAGTTGCCGGGATTGACGCGAGTGTGGTTGCGTCGGATGAGCGCGCCCCCGTGGTTGCGTCGCCTGCCGTGTCTGCGACTGTGTCAGATCGGGTGCTGGCGGCTGCCAGTGAGTACACGCCTGCGGCAGCGCCCGTTGCGGCAACAGCACAGCAAGTAGCAGACATAGCAGCCGACACTGAAAATGTTGTGCACAGCGCTGTTGCCATACAGGTGGGCCAGGACGTGCAGTCCTCTCCAGACACCGCCACCGTGGTTGCAGCACCGGTGCCTGTCATGGCACCTGACAGCGTACAGTCCTCTCCAGACACCGAACATACAGCGCGTTCTACAACACCTGTACAAGTACGTGGGGATGTTGTACAAGCACAGGACGATGCAAGGGTAGGTAGGATTGGCGCGCCAACCGCCATAGCCACAGATGTGAGCACGTCCGACGACATTCAACGCACAGCCCGCGTGGCCGCACTTGCAACTGTTCCCGCTTCCGTTCATACTGCCCGCGACGCTATCACGGTTGCTGCGTTGTCTGCTATTCCTGCTGTGGGCGACGCTGTACCCGCCGCATCCGACACCGATCGTACGCTCCGCATCACTCACACCCTCGATACCCGCGTGGAAGTGGCGCAGGCGCGGGATACAGCCACACTGACTGCTGTGCGCCCTCCCGCACAGATCGGCGTGGATGTGCACGCAGCAAGGGACGCCCTCACGCCCTTGCCTATGCCTGCGCCCCCAATAGTGTCTCCGGACATCGTGGCGGCACCCGACGCAGCCATCACGTGGAAGTCGTTCGAGGACGACTTTGCCGGCGCGTGGTTGCCAAAGGGCGACCCGGTGCGTATCGGCAAGAACAATTACGCGACTGTGACGAACTTCCGCTACACGGACTTCGGCTTTGAGGGGGTGGGGGGACACACACGCATCAACCCGAATCCTACAGGCCGCACCCTCACCAATGGCATACAGTTGCGTACGAACTACACACAGGAAAGCTACGTGTTGGTGCAGGGGACGTATGGCGTGGGCTACGCTCCGCTGATAATAGGAAACACTGCCGATGTGCCCGACACTGGTAATTGTGGCGTGTATGAGTGGATAGTCGACAATACCAACAATACGTTGTATGCAGGCAGTTTCTTTGCAGGCGGCTATGTGACGTCGTATGTAAGTGCAGATCAGGGTACATACGCATCCGGCACGGCACTTGCGAGCCACTTGACCACCAAGATGAACGCGGACACCGTACTTACACACTCGGGTTCACTGACATTCACCGTGACGTACAACAGCACAACGTACATCTTCACCATAACCACAGCTGGCGGCACGTGTAAGGTGTTTGGGGCACAAACTGCATGCACCATAGGCTCCACTATAGGATTCACGACCGACACGTCGTATAGTGCAACGCTGACAGGCAGCGCCGTAGCCAACGACGACCCTGTGTATGTAGAAGACAACAACGCACAGAACACGGCACGGTTTAGTCTGTTGCCGCGTGGTCACGTGGGTATCTGCAACCAGAACGAAAATCTGATATGGGCTGGCGACGAGATGCCATGCGCGGCATTCTTGTTGTGTAGTATGGCGGAGGATAACGGCACTTCGTATTCTGACTTCCTCGCGTTGCTAAAGCCTGTCTGGGTTGAGGATGCCACCAAAAGGATAAACAGTTCGGCGTCTACGGACACCGTATCTATTGCCAGCACGGATCGCAGTTTCGGGGCGTCAGGTTCGCAGTTTGACATAACTCACTATGAAGATGAAAACAAGGTAAGGTATGCGTGGGACGGCACTGGGACAGACCCGAACTTCCTTACGAACGGTCTGCGCGTGGGTGATGTGGTAGACATAACCGCTGCGAGTTTTGCATCTGGCAACAAGGGCTTGTGGAAGACAATAACGGTGACGGATGATTACATTGAGGTGTACAGGACGGACGCGGACACGGGAGGAACAGAAACCAATAAGCAACTGGGCTCTGCGGATTTCGCGTGCTACGGCAGGGCGTTTCTGGTAGGGAGTACCCGCCCCATACAGTCCGCCAAGTTCTATATAGACACGGCCAATACAAGCAGCGCAGGGACATCCATACAGGTGTTCGGGTGGGATGGGGACTCGTTCACGTTGTACGATTCGATAACGGACGGTACGGAGTCTGGCGGCAAGACACTGGTCACTGACGAGGGGGAGATCGCATTCAGTTCGTCAACCTTTACGGACGTGCCCGTGTACGTTGCCGGGTACTATCTGTACTTCTACCTGTTTCAGCCCTACAACTGCAATGCCGTCTTGGATCGTGTCACCGTCAACGCCGCTATGACAGACACAGTAGACCTGTGGGATGGCTCGTTGCGCCCATGCCTTCGCTGTAAAGTGCGCATTGTTGGTAATCCGACAACCACAGAGGAAACGGACTACACACTGGAATCAAACACGGAATCCTATGTGGATTCCTCATATCAGCAGTATGCGGTGGATGTCAGTAGCATGGATAGGCAGGGCAGTGTGACGTTGCTGTTCGCAGAACGCATGTCAGCACTGTCCCTGAAAATCATAGACGGCAATACTTCGGATGCAGGCGCAATATATGCCAGAATCCAGTACAGTGACGGGAAAGTGTGGCGTGACACCACTGTACTGTCTGACACCACATCGCGGTATTCTGGGTTTGACGACTACCGCGACACACCTCTGCGCCAGACCCTGTTCAGAACAGGCGTGATAAGCTGGGAAGTCCCTGATGATGAGGAACGCATATACATGGACGGCCTGCTTGGGTATGCCTACCGGCTGAAAATAACTGACGCATCCGGTGCCAAACTGTCGTCCAGCGTGAAGATAGACCTGATACACGGCATTGTGGCACACGGGCTGCTTGGCCCCACGTACATGTTCCCGTTTCAGTACAAGAACAGGGCAATGTGGTGTGCTTGTGTGTCTGACAAGGAATATAACCGTGTCGACTACAGTGCCAGCAACGCCCCTGATGTGTACAATGGCGAGGACGCGAGTGGAAGGAACAGCGAGCGGTCGTTGTGGTTTGGCAACAGCAAGCCCATAACGGCAGCCATAGAGGTGTATGGGCGGTACGGGGATACGGCGGACACGCTCGGGTTGGTGTTCAAAGACAACGAAACGTATATACTGTCTGGGGATGGGCCCGCAACATTCCGTATATTCAAGTTGTCCGGTGTGGTGGGTTGCCCTGCACCGCTGTCTATCGCGCAGTTTGACATGGCAGCCAATGATGCTGCCGCTTTGACGGTGGTGATGTGGATTTCTGACAAAGGTCCCATGATGTTTGTGGGAGCGTCAATGTACTATGTGCCAGGACTGGAATTATACTTCGACCCTGCAGATGCCAACTACATAGGGGCGTCGTACATCAAGGAAGCCCGGGGCTGGTACGACCACACGTACCGCGAATACAACGTCATTATACCGACAGGCACTGGCAACACCGACAAGTTGTGGCTGGTGTACGACGTTGTCAGGCGCAAGTGGCGCCGCACCACACCCACGTTGGACTTCCCGTCCGGAGCGTTCAACGTTGAGGACAGCAACGGCAACAAGTACTGTTATGGCTACACCAGCACGGGATACCTGATGCGCCTCGACCACGGGCTGTACTGGGCAGGCAGCACGTCGTACAAGATCAGCAATACGTTCAAGTCTGCCGACATGATACTGTCGGGGAGCTTGTGGCATGAGTCGACCGTAAGGCAGATAAGGTTGTTGCATGAGCACAATGCGGCAGGTGTGGTCACGGTACGGCACTACGCGGATGGCAACACAGTCGCCACAGCTGGCATTGTCAGCTCCGGCGGGTCGTATTACGGATGCGCGGTTACGCACACGTCAGGGTCGGCGTTTGCATCTGACTATGCCTATTGGGATGGCGGCACCAATCCTGCTGTGGCTCTCACCTACGCTGCGTCAGGGCCTGCATGGGCTGCCAGTACGCGCTATCACGCCATGCCTGCCGAAGTGACGATGGCAGAGGCGTCCTCGTACCGCTATAAGCGCTATCAGTACAATCTCAGCATCACGGCGTTCTCACACTCATTCGAGATAATAGTCAACGGGTGCACGGCATACAAGCCGAAGTTGCTTGGCTGGGGTCTGTACTACGACACCGCCGACGATCTTGGGGGCAGGTCGAGCTAATATGGTGCCTATCAGCGATACTGAAACTGGGTTCGGGCCGGGGCGTGATGTCACCGGTGCAGCGAGGGTGCCTGGCACCCCGACATTCTCGTCAAACTCCACCGGCACTATACTGTTTACGTTTGATGACAGTGGCAATGACAGTGGGGTGGAGTGCGCCATACAGTGTGCGGTGGACGATGACGGGTCGTCGCCGTGTGGGTTCCTTGATCTTGCAACGGGCGAGATAACGAATGTCGCTGAAGACTGGCAGACTATAACGGCGTGGGGGACATACGTCACGGCGGCGCTTAACACTGCCATCCCTCTTGTCAACACGTCATACTACAGGTTCCGTGTAAAGGCACGGAATGAGGCGGGATCAGAAACGGCGTACAGCGCGTGGTCCCGCATGATGGTGCCGTACCGCAGGCTGGCACTGGGTCCAATAAGCAGTGCGCTGTCATATGAGATAACAACAGGCAACACGCTTGTGTCAGGCGTCAGCGTCAGCGGCACGAGCAAGACTGTCACCGTTATGTACACCCTCACCAATAAGTCCAGCACGACCAGCCGAATAGCAGCCGAGTACAAACGCAGTTATGATGCGGGATATTCCACAGCCACGAAGGGGTCAGGTGGTGATGCAATTACCGGCCTCACCACGTCGGCTACCGGCACTTCCCACACATTTATGTGGGATACAGGTACCGACCTCGGCACGTCGGCAGTAAAGAATATAACGTTCAGGATAACGCCGTATGATGCAAGCCCTACGGGTGGGGACGCGGGGGAGGCCGGCACCGCCACCGTTACTATCAACAATCTGCCGGGGCAGATGGACGCCCCTGCCGAATCCAATGGCTATACCTGGGACAAGGACACCACCCCGATCGTGATTGCCAACATGAAGGATCTGATACTCGGCACCAAAGCGTTCTTCCTCGTGTATGTGTATGACTCCACAGGTGCGGTTGAGCAGATCTGCAATAGCGCGCAGGTACTTGATGGATGGGAGTACGAACAGACGACGGGGGACTGGCACCAAATAACTGCGGCGGGTGTAGATGAGGCATATCTGCCGCCCACACTGACAGGAAACCGGGTGCAGTACACATTCCAGACAGCACTGGCGGCAGGCGACAAAACGTTCAAGATATTGCAGGCGGAAGATTTCAGCGAGACATAATAAGCATGCTGATGTGAGAACGGTGCACAGATACCGGAGAGTGAGAGGATTGATACCATGGCATCTTGGAAAGAGAAGCGTGCGTATATGGCAGCGGGGTTGGTAAGCACCCTTGCGGCTGCCATAATGCAAACTGGTGATATTCCGGACAAGCCCCCCGACGACCTCGCCGTATCGCTCAAAGGCAAGACTGCGGTCGAGCGGGTGATGGCCAAGAACTTCGAGCGAGAGAACGCCATGCCGGGCGAGGAGCTGTCCACGCTCCGCACTCGCTACAGCAAGACGCGCAAGCTCGACAGTGGCGGTCGCGTCCAGGCGATGATTTCACGCAGACCGCTGCACTGGTTCGACCCCGACGACAGCGTGTACCGCGACATCGATTTAACCGTGCA